TATATTAAAAGATGATACAGCTGAAATAATCGACGGTATTGGCGATGCTGTAGTTGTATTAACTAATCTAGCTGAACTATGTGGTGTACCTATTGAAGAGTGTATACAAGAAGCTTATAATGTTATTAATAAGCGTAAAGGTAAAATGATTAACGGAACATTTGTAAAAGATGAGTAGTAGAGAAATATATGACGGTATGGACGGCGTAACAACACGTACGTTCAAATTCAGAGACCCTGTAGTCGACAACGTGTGTAGAGAGTTTGTTAAACGATCTGATGCTGGCTACAAAAAGTACGGTTCAACACTTGATGACGAGCGTAGACTTGGTGTGAAAAACCTGCAGGGATATTTAAAAGACGTTCAAGAAGAGCTTATGGATGCTATATTGTACATACAAGCAGCACGTGAAGAACTTCAAGACTTATCTGAAGAAGCTTTAATTAACAAGTTTAACGATGATGAAGAAGAAACGTTCTAAAAAAAGAGGTCCAGTCAGAGCTAAACGCGTAAGACAAGACGGTATTAACTTTGCTTCAGGGCTAGAACGATATATGTATCTAGCTCTGAAAAAAGCAAAGATCAAAGCTGATTACGAAGGTGCAACGTATGTTGTGCAAGAAGGTTTTGAGTTTACACAATCTGCGTACGAAAAGCAAAGCAATGGTAAAGGCGAATATAAAAACAGAGGAAATAAAAAAATACTACCAGTTAAATATACACCAGACTTTGTTGGCAAAAACTTTATTATAGAGTGTAAAGGCCGAGCAAATGAAAGTTTTCCAATGCGATGGAAAATGTTTAAAAAGTACGTAAAAGAAAACATGCCTCATGTAACTTTATATAAGCCTCAAAATCAAAAAGACTGCGACGAAACAATTAAAATTATTCAAAATGAAAAATGATTGGGAATTAAGCTTTGGAACTTTTCCAGGGCTACTGTTCGGCGTGAGAACATATAAAGAAGAGCTAAGAGACAACCACGTATTATATTTAGGTTTCTTAGACATTTGTTTAACAATATATAAATAATAACTAATGAATAACATACTATCAGACATTACTGTTCACATGAAGTATGCCAAGTATATTCCAGAGCTTAATCGCCGTGAAACTTGGGAAGAGCTTGTTGATCGTAATGTAGCAATGCACAAAAAGAAATACCCTAACCTAATAGACCAAATAGATGAAGCATATAAGTTTGTATATAGTAAAAAAGTTTTGCCAAGCATGCGATCATTACAATTCGCAGGCAAGCCCATTGAAATATCACCTAACCGCTTATATAACTGTAGCTATTTGCCTGCTGATAGTGTTGATGCTTTTAACGAAATAATGTTCTTGCTTTTGTCTGGCTGTGGCGTTGGCTACTCAGTACAACAACATCATATTAAAAAGTTACCTGCTATTACTAAACCATTTGACAAACGTAGTAGACGTTTTGTTATTGGCGATAGTATTGAAGGTTGGTCTGATGCTGTTAAAGTATTAATTAAATCTTATTTAGGTGATAAGCGTACGTCTAAAATAATATTTGACTACACAGACATAAGGCCTAAAGGCGCAAGACTTGTAACTTCTGGTGGTAAAGCGCCAGGTCCACAGCCATTAAAAGAGTGTTTAACTAAAATAGAAGGAATATTAAATGATAAAGAAGATAGTACAATACTTACCTCCCTTGAGGTCCATGATATTATTTGCCATATCGCTGACGCTGTTCTTGCTGGTGGCATACGCCGCGCAGCTTTAATTGCTTTGTTCTCAGCTTACGATGAAGATATGATAGCTTGTAAGTCTGGTAATTGGTGGGAGTTAAATCCACAGCGCGGTAGAGCTAACAACTCAGCTGTACTTATGAGACATAAAATAACTAAAGACTTTTTTATGGATTTATGGAAACGTGTTGAGTTGTCTGGTGCAGGCGAACCTGGCATATATCTAAACAATGATAAAGACTGGGGTACAAACCCATGCTGTGAAATAGCATTGCGCCCGTTCCAGTTTTGTAACTTATGTGAAGTAAATGTATCTGATCTTGAAGGTCAAGATGATTTAAACGAAAGAGTTAAAGCTGCAGCGTTTATAGGCACACTACAAGCCAGCTATACTGACTTTCATTATCTAAGAGAAATATGGAAAGAGACAACAGAAAAAGACGCGCTTATCGGTGTGTCAATGACAGGGATAGGGAGTGCCGCTGTGCTCCAGCTGGATATGAAGGCAGCTGCAAGTATCGTAAAGAGAGAGAACACAAGAGTAGCAAAGCTATTAGGCATAAACAAAAGCGCTAGATGTACAACTGTAAAACCTGCAGGGACGACTTCTCTGGTGCTAGGAACATCATCTGGTATTCATGCATGGCATAATGATTATTATGTCCGTAGGATGCGCGTAGGAAAGAACGAGGCTATATATACGTATCTTAATATTAATCACCCTGAATTAATCGAAGATGAGTACTTCAGGCCTCATGACACAGCCGTTATATCTGTACCACAAAAAGCACCTAGTAACTCTATACTTAGAACTGAATCACCGTTTGATACGCTTGATCGTGTTAAGCGTGTAGCTACTGAGTGGGTTAAACCAGGTCATAGAGCTGGCAGTAATACACATAATGTATCTGCAACAATATCGTTAAAAGATAATGAGTGGGAAGCCGCTGGTGAGTGGATGTGGTTAAATAAAGATTATTATAACGGTTTATCTGTACTACCTTACAATGGCGGTACATATACTCAAGCTCCGTTTGAGGACATTAGCGAGGCTGAGTTTAATAAAATGTCCAAAGTATTATCTGAAGTTGATTTAACTAAAGTTATTGAGACTGATGATAACACAGATCTATCAGGTGAGCTTGCTTGTGCTGGTGGTAGCTGTGAAGTTGTTTAATTTAATTTTATTTACTATGACTGAATTACAAAGAATGTACAATGAGATGTTAGTGACTTTAGAAAAAGGTATTAATGATCTTGAAAAGTTTGAAGATGGCAATATGTCAGCTGGAACTAGAGTCCGCAAGACTATGCAAACAGTTAAAGAGCTTGCTCAAAAAACTAGAGTTGCTGTTCAAGAACAGAAGAACGCTGTAGCTAATTAAATAGCAATAACGTAAACGATAATCATTATCGCTACGTAAACAGCTTTGCTGATGTCAATTTTACGATCCATGAGGTTATAATTACCTTATGGGTCGTTTTTTATATTAAGCAATTGTTAAGTTATTATCAACCGAAGTCTATATATTCAATTGTTACTTCTTCGCCTTGTTCAATAGCTTTAGCAATGCTCGGATAAATACGCTTATACGCGTTAACAGATTTACCAACAAACCCGTCTCTAAGTATAAGATTATTTTCTTGACTATCACCGACGATAAGACAGCCAGCAGTATGCTCATCAGTGTTTCCAGTATGAATAAGAATATACTCAAAACCAGGAACATCAACGATATGCAACATACCACGATGTATACCAGGATATTTTTTATCATAACGCGCATGAAAGCCTCCTTCTTTTCTTAACTTAATATTATAAGTGCCAGCTGGTATTCTAGTCTCACCTTTTACTTTTAAAACTCTAGCTTCATCTTCTAGCGTATAGCATAAAAAATGTTTTTTTAATTCGCTTACTTCAAATAACAAACCATGTGTGCAGTCCACTTGTGAACTAAATCTTAATACTTGTAGTTTCATTTTTCTCCACATTTTTTACTTGGGTTACCAACTTGTCTCCAGTCTTGCTTAACCCAGTCTCTTAAACCTTTACTTCTAGTGCTACCATCTCTAATAAAACTTTTAGAGCTTCTAACTTTTTTACCTTGAGAAGCTGCAGTTCTTTTAGCTCTGATAACTTTTTGTCTTTCAGCTTGACTCATGCTAGCTATTTTAGCTTTAGGCAAACAAACTTTACGTGTAGCTTTTACAGGACTAGACTTTTTATTTTTAGCTTTTAATGTAGCCTTAGCAGACTTAGCAAGTCTTGCTTGTTCCATTTTACCCATCACTTTAGCTCGCTGTTCTAATACAGTTAGTATCTGTACTTTTCTAGCGTAAGGTTTATTTATCTTCATAACCTTAGCTATTGTTTTTCTAGCATCAGCTACTGTAGCAAATTTAATAGGTACTGTATCAGTAGGATCTTCGTCTGTATATAGACGTCTACCTGAGCCTTTAGGCTTTTTACCTGTACCAACTACAGGATCTTTACGTTTTTTTAATGGTCGATTTGTTTGCATATTTATAAACCAATTTGCTAATTGTTTGTCTCTTGGTGTGGCATCTTTTCTAGCTTTAAGCTTACGAGCTTTGGCAATTGTAACTTCGCCGCCGTACAATTTTGATATACGAGCTTTTAAAACGCCACGATAAGCTTTCATAATTTAGCATTTAAATAAGCTCTAATAGCTTTAACTTTTAATTTATCTCCAAGACTAGCGTTTTCTGGCGCTTTAACTAAATCCATTATTTGATTTTTACTAATACCTAGTTCACCTGCAACTCTTTTCATGCCACTTAAATCAGCGTCTAATAAAGTTGTTAGCTTTTTAATATTGCTTTTGCCTTTAAACTGACTACCAAAATTAGAAAGCTCAGTAACTATAGAGTTAAATTGATCTGCATCCATCTTGTTTGTTTTATCAATTATATCTTGTTTTGCTCTATCAAAATCAGTAAGTCTAGTTTCTTGATCTGGTGTATATTTTTTTCTACGTTTTTCAGCATCTGATTGAAACTCTGAACTTATAAGTTGGCTGCGTATAAGATCACCATAACTAGTTGTATCTTGTAATTTTTCTAAAGCGTCATAAGTTCTTGGATTAACTATGCTTCTATCGTCAAATCCAGTTGAACCTAAATCGCCTTTTGGCGCGTATGGATCTGTACCTGATCTAGCTACTTGCTCATGGAAAGTTAAAATTTCTTTTTCTGCATTTTTTTTCTTAAACGGATTATTTTTTTGCTTATATGCCATTACTTCTTGTTTTTATTTAATCTTTTTCTAACTATATTCATGGTAGCTTTCATCTTCTTAGCATAGCTAGGGTTTTTACCTCTATTAAAAACATACTGTTGATTTAAACTACTAATAATTTTAGATAAATTACTTTTACGAGTTTTAATCAACCACGATGCTAATGATGAAGATGACATTGTTTTAAATTTACCTTTAGCATCAGGCGCATCTGAGTGTTTAAACTCACCCATACGTTTAGCGAAAGGACTATCAGACTTTAAATGATCAAACATATCTTTGCCTAATTGTTCACCAAACTTACTATCAGATTTATAGTGAGCATGCGCTACGTTTCTACTGTAAGATATATCTTTACCAACTTTCATAAAGTCTTTAGCATGTTTAGGAAACTTATCTGCCAATAACTTTGCTATTAATATACCTTGCGCTGAGTGCCCCGATGGGTATGATGGCGTCTTCATTGAATCTAACTCTTTGTCGTCAAACTTAATATTATTTTTCTTTGCTAATACTTTTGGTCTTGGCCTGTTGTGATGCTTTTTTATTTTTAATATTATTTTAGAAGACTCATCTATTATTTTATCTATAGCTTCGCCACTAACTTCTAAACCTTTTTTCTTGGCTAGTTTTAAAAAACTACCTTTAACATCATCTTTCTCTTTTACAAACCTTTCGTTAATAGGTATTCTATTCAACTCTTTTATTTCTTGAGTTGTAGTAAAAGAGCCGTTACTAGGCGGCTTTTTATTTAAATACTTTTGTATGTCAAAGTTTTTAAACATACTAGCATTTATGATTAGAAGCCCACATATTAGCGTAAGCGCTAGGATATACTTTAAATTTTCTTTTAGCTGCAGCTTTTTGACAAGGCTTTAACTTACCTTTCATAGGTGACTTCATTTTATTAGGTGAAGACTCTAAATACTTATCTATCTTTTCAGCTTGACCAGCATGCGTGTTACTAGCTTTTTTAAGTTCTTTTGATACAGACTTTAATTCTTTACTTTTAAAAGGATTTTTCATGCCTGATAATCTTCTTCTACCACACCCTGTCTTAGGTACAGGATTATTTTTTTGTACGTATGCCATTGTTTATCTTATTTTCCTAATAAATTAATAGTTAATCCATCTTTAGACTTATTCTTACTCTTTGGCTTAAATTGTTTTCTAGCTTTTTTATTTACTTTAGCTATTCTAACTTTTCTATCAGCCTCAGAAAGATCTTGTCCTGGCGTGCTTTTTATAGTACCAAACGTACTTTGTGTTTCAGTAGGTTTGTAAGTTCCTTTTCTAATAGATTTTTTTAACTGTCTGCGCTCTTTTCTAGCAGATTTTACGCTGGGCCCAGTCATAAAGCCCATCATGTCGCTATCAGTAAGATTTTCTTGCGGAAAGTTTTTCTTTTCTTTTTTAGCAGCTCTTAAATCTTTACGAGATTTAAACGGATTATTTTTTTGTATATATGCCATAATTATTTTTTTAACAGTTCCATCTGCGTCTAGCCGCAAGACCTCTTTCACTTTTCCAGCTTCTTGATCTAGCGCAGAACGATTTTCTTCTTTTTGCGTCTTTACTTCCTGGTTTTAATTTAGATGGTTTAGTTGTTACAGCTGTTTTTAATTTGCTACCTGGATTATTTCTTTTATATTCGTCAACACCTTTCTGCGTCATGCCACCACCGGCTTTTCCACCAGTTCCAGTTGGTTTAGCTTTATTAAAATTCTTGCCGGGCCCTATAGTTCTTTTTGGATCTGCCTTTTTTAATGCAGATTTTCTACGTAAATGTCCGTTTATTCTTCTTCTTCTCATTAGTCTATAGTATAAACAACTTCTATTGTACTAGCTGTATTAGTGTTAACTGTTATAGTGCTCGTGTCACAGTTAAGCGGGTATGTATCAAACAACACTACAGACGTTTTTACTGGCAACAATAAATCTTTTACTATATGTACAGATCCAAACTTAACTTCAACTTCAGGCACACTACTAGCATGTATATTACTAATAGTCATATTTAAAAGCTTAGTGCCTTTAACTAATGACTGAGCGTCTGTGCCGTTAAATGAGTTTAATGTAAGTGTTTTTGCCATAGTAATAGTATTACACGTTAACTCAATGTTAAAGTTACTGTTTTAGTTACAGCTGCTTTACCAGTTCCAGCAACAACTGTTATAGTTAAAAAATAAGTACCTTTTGATTCAGTAACATCAAACTGCATTGTCGTGTTAGCTGTATTTAAACCTTGACTTACTTTTGCTGTGTTAGCTGTTATAGCGCTGGCTTGCGCTGTTGATATAGTTGTAGTATCACCTGCTAAAGCTGTCGTGCTGCTAGTGCCAAAGCCGGGAAAAGTAGCTTTATCTTTGTTTGTACTTATCTCAGATCTCAAAGCATCAAGCTCATCTTGCATTTGCTGGAGTTGATATACTAAAGGTGCAAGTATAGGATCAGCCATATAGTTTTTACAGCCTTCAGCTTTTTCTGCAGCCCAAGCGTTTTCTGCTGTAGTAAGCTTTGTGGCATCAATTTTATCTTTACCTGTTCCTGTAGTTTCATAAAACTTTTCGTATTTTTTACTTGCTAAAGCCATGTTATGCTATTTTAATTAATTGATATGTTAAATATATATCTACACTTGTAAAACAATCTGTCGTTGCAGCAGCGCTAAGACTAACTTCTATTGCTTTATTAACGTCTTCAGTTAAGCTATCAGCACACATGGTTGACGCGGGAATAGCGCCTGATAAATTATAAACACCATCAGTTGTTTTGTTAAAATGAAAACGTCTTATGTGTACTAAAGAATCTGTACCGAAAGAAACAGGTTCTAATCCTTCATAATGAAAATCCATAGTGCCACTACTACTGTTTGTGCTAGCTCTATCAACTCTAACCATACCACCAGTAGGTAAAGCTACTATATTTGCACCTGGAGCTGGTATTATTCCTATAGGTGTATTATGCAGGTCGTTCATTTCTGCTGTAGTTAAAGTTCTTCTAGCCATCAAAGTAGCTATAGGCTGAGCAACTTGTGTGCTTGAAATACTAGGGGTTATTGTAGTAACTATTGTTTCACCTTCTACCTGTGCATACCCAGCTGCAATTCTAGATATTGTAGTATCTGAAGCGTGACCAAGCTCTATAGTGTTTGGTTGTAACGCTCCTGCTACAGTAACAGTACCGCCAGAAGCTATAGACATTCTCTCTGTAGCGCCTGTAGAAGGATCTGTTGTGCCCGTATTATTTGTAGTACCTGTTTGAAAACTTATACCACCAGAACCACTAACATTATTTATAATATTAAGAACATTGCTAGTCATTTGTATGGCCCCTTCAGTAATATCACCGTCTTGCTTAAGCCAAAGCCTAGCATTATCACTTTCATCGTTATTATCTGTGTCAGCAGATATTATAAGTGTTGCGTCACCAGAAGTTCCAGAAGTAACAGTTAAATCACCATTTATAGTTACGCTACTATCTTGGTCTATAGTCATAGCCGTAGTTTCAGACTGACTATTACCGTTAGGTGTTACTGTAAAGTTTATTTTAGTACCGCAACTATTACTATCATGATCTTCCGTAGCAAGCCATTGTATTTGACTATTATTAGTGCTTGTTCCTCTGTCAGAATTTCTAACTATTATTCTACATAAACTTTGCCCATCTGTTATAGACGTGTCTTCGTTAGTAAACATTGTAAAAGGACCATCAGTTGAAGTAGTAGCAACGTTTACGTTTTTCATCACAACAGTTGAGCTACCTCTGTCCATGTGCATTTGACGCATGAAAGTATTGTTGTGCATAGTACCTATAGCAAACTCATCATCGTCTTCGTTAAATACTATTTTAGCACCATACTGTGGTGCGCTTACACTATATGTACCTGTTTCATAAAACGTAATACCACCACCACTAGCGTCATCACCATCTTGAGCATCGATACTAATCCAGTTGTTAGATGTATCACCACTACCACCTATTCTTAAATTACCTTCTATTGTTTTATCGCCAGAAGTTAAAGCTGTAGCAGTTGCAGCGTTACCTGTTGTACTTTGATTTAATGTAGGTATATTGGCAGCATTTATAGTTGCTGTAGAGCTTATATCATTATCCCACCTGTAATGTTCAGCTGCAACAAAGTTTGCTAATGAATCGTGGTCAATAGTACCTTGAGTTGCAACCTGTATAACACCACTGTTGTTAACAAAAGCAGTGCTACCCATTGTTAATGTTCCAGCTACTGTTGTTAAAGATGTAGCACCATTGCCTATCGTAACATCAACTTCATCTTCAGCATCACCACTTGTTATGCTTAGCCCAGTTGCTTCTTCACCGTCATGGCTAGCCACTATAAGGTTGAGCTGACCCTCTTCTGCCCCATCACTAGCGTCTATTATTCTAGCATTAATACTTGCGTATCTAAGAGGATTATCTGCGTCATCATTTCCTGTAAATCTAATAACCCCAACATTATCACTATCGCTACCAGTTGAAGTTCTTTTTAAAACAAGCAGAGGACTACCAGAATTTATAACTTGAAGAGTTCCAGAGTCAAAAGTAAGATTTGCCTCTGATGTTACTGTACCGTCGCCATCGTCTGTTAGTAGTTGATTAGCGCTACCATCAACACCAGCTCCGTGTAAGTCAGTTATATTATTTGTATGTATTGTAGCTGTGCTACTTATATCTGTGTCCCAACGATAATGTTCTGCTGCTACGAAATTAGCAAGCGAATCATGGTCAATAGTTCCTTGCGTAGCAGTAGCTATAGTAGCGTTAACAGGATGTGAAAAAGTAAAAGTATCAGAAGCTGCAGTCCACAATATAGTAGCATCGTTGGAAGCATCTACACCATCTTGAATAGTAATACCAGCACCATCAGCCGAAGAAGAAGTATCGCTACTAGCGTTATAGTTTAATGTTATGTTTTTATCTTCAACATTTAAATTTGTAGTATCTATAGTGGTTGTAGTGCCGCTAACAGTTAAATCACTAGTTACAGTTAAACTACCAGCTATTGTTGTCAGTGACGTGGCTCCGTTAGCTATAGTAACATCTACCTCATCTTCTGCATTACCACTAACTATTGTTACGCCGGGCTGACTTTCGCCATCATGACTAGCTACACTTAACGTTAATTTTCCTTCTTCATCACCGTCGTCAGCTTCGTTTACTTCACCTAGTATAGTAGCAAACTCTACGTCGGTAGGAGAGCCACTAGGCGCAAAGCCAACAAAAGTTATTTTACCAAGATGATCGCCATCTGCTACATTAGATAATTTTCTAAACTTTAACTCACCTGGCGTTGCGTCTGTATTGTTGTTTTGAATTTTAACTATAGGTTTTGAAGAGCTTTCACCTTCCACACTTAATGTTTCAGTACTAGCGCTCCAAGTTAAATGAGTTTCTGCTTGAACAGCAGACGTACCGTTGCCTGTTAACACAGAGTCTGAAGCTAAAGTACTAGCGCCTGTGCCGCCGTTAGATACAGGTAGAACACCTGTAACTTCACTAGTTAAATCTACACTACTACCAACAGTCGAAGCTTTAACTATCTTATTGTTTGAGTCAACACCTAAGTAGCCGCCACTAGCAATAGTGCCAGAACTTACGTCTTCAAGAAATATATCGTTACGAAACCTTGAGACGAAGTGTTGTATAAACTCGCCTAAAAACTTCATTGTACAATTATTATAGTTGTAAAGTTAACTCCGTTGTCGTTTGATACTTTAATATAGTTAATACCTTTATCTAACTTTATTCTTTTAGTATCTAAGTATAGTTTATGTTTTCTACCGTAGTTATCTATGACTAAAACATCTACAGTTTCGTTAAAGTTTATATAATCTTTTGTTGGATTTGGATATGGTATATATACAGTTCTTTTGTACATACTTATATCAACAGGGCCTGTCCAGCCTTCTTCGCAGTAGTTATAAAGCTCATAGCAAGTATTATCCCAGTTATCATTACAACAGTACGGATCAACTTGTATCACCCACTCGAAACAAGCATTAGGTAAAGTATAGACATCACCAACAAAGCAACCAGCAGAATACTCACACGACGAGTCAGGCACATTAACAAACGGATCGTAGTTAATAGCAGACGGATCGTTGCAGCCATACACAGGATAAATACAAGAGCCATTATCAGTATTTGCAAAGGCGTAATAGTTTAGTGCTGTACTGTCAGTACAACCGTTAATAACCTCAATACAGCTACCATTGTCTGTATTACATGTATCGCAATAATTAAAAGCAGTAGCATCGATACAACCAAATATCACAGGTATACAGCTACCATTATCTACATTAGCATTTATATTATAATTAAAAGCATCGTCGTCCATGCAACCTTCTACGACAGCAATACAAGAGCCAGGTATTTCAACGTTAGCCAGTGGATCATAGTTAAATGCTGTAGTGTCCATACATCCATACGTAATAAGTGTAGCGCACGAGTTATCATCATAGTCATAAGCTGCGTCATATTCTAAGTATAAAGGATTAGTACAACCAGGATTATAATAGCAGCTGCCATCATCTGTATTAACACTATCGTTGTAGTTAATTGCTAATGTATCTATACAACCATAAGTTCTATCAACACACTCATTGCCACAGTATGTTTCACCTGTAATGTGCATAAACGGTGGTATTGGATCTGCAAAACCGCCTTCTTGTTCTATAGCTATATAGTCATCAGAATATAAAGTGTAACCACACTGCACTGCTGTAAAGTCTGATTGAAAGTTTATTTCAAATATTGCTTTAACTAAATAACCTGCCTCTAAGTTTAATGTATATGTGGTATCAAAGCCATTAGTTAAAGTAAAAGTATCTATTACTGCGTAACCATAAGGCGGTGATAGGTTTGTAGCTTGTGATACAATTAAGATAGAACCTGCCCAACCGTTACCAGCTAAGTCAGTTAATTCTAAGTAATGCGTACAGCTAGATATATTTATATCTGTATTAGCGCTATCAACATAATTGTAAGCTAATGAGTCTGTACAACCATAAACAATAGGTGTGTAGCACATACTAGTATCTACTGTAGCTGTAAAGTCAAACTCAACATAGCTACTATCCATACAACCAAATATAGGTGGTGGTGGCGGACAATTAGTGGTTATTAAAGTATCTATAAGCTGAAAGCCAAAGTCAGCAGAATCTAGTTGCCATATTGTATCACCGCATTGCTCTATGTATACTGAGCCATCTTCACCGCCCCACAAGCTGCCAGCAACACCATCGCCATAGTCGTCATTTAAAACTAGTATAAAAGTATCTACAGGTGAGCATGTTGATATATATTGCGGTTGATAATCTATAATATCAAGAAAAGGTCCACCTTGCATAAGCGTATCGCCTTCAGTGTTAAGAACTGCAAAAGATGTTTCTTCTGGATATTGATCAGGATTAATAATAACATCTAAACCCCAAGTGCCTGGAGGGCATTGTGCAAAAGCAATGTTAATACATAGCAATAGTGTAATTAAATATTTCATATAAGTCTGTCTCTATTTTTTTCAAATTTTATTTCTTCTCGACTCTTTTTAAAACGTCTTTTAGGCCTATTGAGTATATGTTGCTTTATTACATCTATATTATAAGGCTTTGAAAAGTCCGAGTCACTGTCTCCTGGTAAAAAGCGAATGTCATCTTTTATTTCTTTTTTGTCTTTAGTTTGCTTAAACCCTGAAAATCCTTTCATTTTAAATGCCATGTTCTTAAAATTTACTTATTATAAGTTCATCGATGTATTCTTGTATTTCTTCTCTAGTAGCAGCCATTTTAAAACTAAGATCTGCTTGAAAGCGTTTTACTTCTTCGCCTTCATCAAACACAATGATAGTAGGTACAATAGCAATAGCATATTTCTTTTGTATTTCTGTGTCGTCTATACTTAAATTTTTTTTACCAGCGTCTGATAATTTATCAAACCACTCAACGTCATTTGCTTCGTTCCAGCCTGCGTTAAAGTGTATTACTTTTACTTGACTGAAAGCTACTAAGCTTATTAAACTAAGTAGTAGTGTTGTAAATATTTTCATTACTTATATAATTTATCTTCAATTTTTTCAAGAGTTACTTTAATCTCTTTAACATCTTCTTGAGTATTCATAATAGTGTTACGTATCATTTCATCTTTCATTTGAAACTCCATGCGTGTAACTTCTGGTGCTGGTGGTTCTGGAAGTTCTTTTGCATCAGCAATATCTGCTTGCAAAGTAAACCACATACCAGTCATTGTTACTAATACAATACCTAGTGATATTATTGTTTCTAAGCTTAGTTTTACTTTTGTGTCTTTACCTATTTCAGTTGCCATTGTTAAAATATAATGTAGTTTATACCTGCTTTAAAGTCGTACCACTCACGATTCCAATATTTGTTATACTTACCTTCAGCAAACACACCTAAGTTTCTATTTAGTTTGTAACCAAATATCAAACCACCTGAGTAGTCGTACCACTGTTCGCCGTTGTTAAAGTTATGATATGAAAACCTACCACCATCATCGTAGTGGTAAGGCATAAAATTACCCCAGCTGTGTAGCCAGAAGCTTTTGGTGTAGTGATAAAAGTCAAAACCAACGACAATACTATTTTGCCATTGATTATCTAACTCATTACGCTTTTTATCTACGTAGTTTTCTAAAACTGTAGGTATTACTACTTGATTCCAAACATCTGAGCTTGTAGCTACTACATCACCGTTTGGATCTTTATACTCATTGTTATATACGTCTACACTATAACCTTCTTGTATTGCTAGTTGCGTATAATGTATATCGCCTGTGGCCATTGTCCACTCTTCTAGCGGATCGTAGCCGTATGGCTCTGCAAGTCTAGTAACGCCACCAAAGTTAAACGATAACTTCTTTTTACCGTTTAATCTAAATCTTTGCGTGGCTTCGTAATATTCTATGTCTGCAAAACCATCTTTAATATATTCTACTTTTGTAAACCATTTTGGCTTAACATATCTTAAAAAATGATGTTGATCAAAGTATTCAACACCTTCTTGTCTTTTGTAATCTACTTCAAACAAATACTCAAACGGTGATCTACCAACGTTCGCAGCATCTGAAAACGATGTTTCAGTACCGTCTTTAAATGGCGTGCTACCTTCGTATTGAAACCTTTGTATTTTACGTATACCCATTGTTAACGAATAATCGTAAGGCGTTAATATAGTATCGTAGTCTAACGAGCTACCGTCAACAGAGTAAATATCTTGATCAGACAATGATGTACCACCGTTTGTAGCTACATAAAACGTAGAAAACTTAAAAGCTTTTTTAATCTGTGAGCAACACTCTTTAGGCGTTACACACGATGTTATAAAAATTAGTATTAAAATTATATACTTCATAAGTAAATTATTACACGTTAATCGTGATAATGACACCTTTTCTTTGGCTTGTCAATCATCATCTTACATCTTTCACCATCAGACTTAATAGCTGTACACCTCTGTTGATTCTTTTTCTTTTCTTCTCTTTGCTTCGCTCTCTCTTCTTTTTTCTCTTGCTTTATTTCATCTTTAGCATCTTGTATTGCTTTACGTTTTTTATCTAAAAATACAACATATTCGTTTTGTCTACCTGGATTTCTAATTACACGCTCACCTACATTTAAATCCCAACTGCTCCAACCTAAAGTTAAAAACAACCTTTGCATATTAGTATTATCTTGATTCATAGCTTCACGTAAGTTATCTATTTTACGTATAGCTCTAGCCATAGGTATATTTGTAGTAGCTTCAACAGTGTTACCTACAGCTGTCCAAACAGGATTATCGTAGTCTAACAAATCCATGCGCTTGATAACTTCTTTGTTGTACTTTATAGTTTTACCAGCACTAGATAATTTTCTAGCTTTAGAACCTAGTGGCGGTGATACTTGTAAAGCTTCAAGAACAACTTCGTTGTAGTCAGCTCTTCCACCTTTTTCACTCTGCTCCATATATTCAAGTATGGCATTTTTAACGGTAGCAAGGGCAGCCCCACCTATACCAGAGCCTCTAAGCAAAGAATCTAGCATACTGTTAAGTACTCTCATTTGTTTTACTTCTTCTTTTTCTTCATCACCTTCTTCTTCAAATGCCATAGCAAATAATGCGTTTTGTAACGAAGCAAATATAAAGTTTTGCACGGCACCATAATAAACTATACGAGACATATTAGCTCTCCAATCACCACGTCTGTTTATCAAGTCACCAGCTGCCTTTTTAATAAGTCTGTTATACTGCATTGGCGTGTTAGCAAAAGCAAGTATTATACGGCCTAGGTTTGAAGCTTGTTGCTGTGATATACGATCAGGTCTTGCAGACTGCTGTGTTTCTTCTGCTATTTCTTGAAAGTCTAACATAGCTTGAGCTTCTGCTTCAGTTTGCGATAAGCCAGAGTCAACATATCTTTTTATTCTATTTCTATAAAACGTAGCACCACCAGAAGCAATAGCAAAGCTATCTGCTATTTGTGTTGGTGTAAAACCTATTTTTAACAAATAACCTAAGGCTGCTTTAGCTTTATTTTTAGCGCCAGCTACAGCACTAGCGAGTTCAGCTTCGTTTATATTAGTAGCAAGACCAGCTCTTCTGTTTCTTAAAAAGCTAGAATTAAACAAAAAGCTAAAATCAGACCAATATTGTTTTTGATTAGCAAAAGCTCTACTAGCAGCAAATATATTATTGTCTTCAAAGTTTACAAAGTTTACAGTAGACATTGTCTGTAATACAGCTGATCTAGCGTTAAAGAACATAATAGCACCAACAGAGTTGTTAACCCAGTTGTTCCATTGATTCTCAAACTTAGTAGCACCACGCCTACGGTTTTGCCCGCTTTCCATACGATAAAGTATATCTTCTAAAGCAGATCTAAAATCACTACCGTAAACAGCTTCTACTTTATTTAAGTTTGTTTCTGAAAATATTACTTCAACATTATTTTTCCACTCAGCTAAATACTGCTTTCTACTAACTTTATTTACTACGTTTTGAAGATCTTGAGCTATGTTTCCAACGTTCCAGTACTCGTCAGGAGCTATATAACCTTCTTTTTGTTTTGTTATACGACTAACAGACTCTGCGTAAGCAAGCGCTTGAGGATCTGATTTAACTATATTTACAAGCTTAGCTTTAGCTGATTTTGATAATCCTGGTATTTCATAGCCAGCTTTATCAAATAAATATACACGTATAGCGTTATCTAGTGTAAAACCTTTTAGCGCTGTAAGTTTACCAAGTTTCTTTTTAACATCAGGAAACTGTTTGTTAATAGCTTTATACTCGTCTCTAATTTTTTGTTTCATCTCTGCCATCTCACGATCAGCTCTAGCGAAAGGCTTAACTAAAGCTTCTTCAAAAAACTTTATATCAGCATCACCTTGAGTGCCTGTGCCAACAAAATATCTTAATAAACCTGTAAAGTCTTCAGCTGAAGGCGGAACAAAAAGCTTAAAGCCACCTACATTTTTACCACGCTTCATGGCTTCAACTCTAGAAAACGTCTTTTGAGCTCCAACACCTTTAGTTCTCTCAAGCATTTTGTTAAATTCTATGCTGTTTCTTTCACTTTTTAGCGTTATAGCTTGCTGAACATCAGATTTAATATCTAGTTGATCTAGAACGTTCTTAACAGCGTCTACGTTAGGCAGAGCGTCATCAACAAAATACATATCGTTGTAGCCTTCTTCAAACTTTTTAAGCATCCACTCTGCTTTAGCTTCACCTGTGCTATTACCAAGGCCTGTTATATTTGCTAAAGGTATTGTTAAGCCTTTAGATTTTAACCAACCGTGTATAGCTTCAGCAGACTGTTGAGGTCTAGCTGTTAGTACAAACATATTCTCAGGACCAAACTTTTCTAGTCGCTCTCTAAACTTAGTTAGTAATGGTCCATTAACTCCGCCTCTAACGTTTACAAAGTCTGTAAAGTCAAAGCTGTAGCCTTCAGCTGCTAGTGTTGGCCCGTCAATAGGCCATCTACCCGAACTTATCTTTATTTCTTCGTCACCTTTTCTAGCTACTATAAAGTTTTCGCCATCAACAATTAATGTTTCATCAAAATCAAACGTAGACATACCTCTAGCTGATTTTAACGTTGTTGATCTAGCGTTTAACGCAATTTGACTATTTAATATGTTATAGTTGAACTCTTGCTCAGTGTCAGTTATTATAGAATTAACTCTAGCCCACTCAAATGTTTTTGGCTCAATAGCTTTTGTTTTCAAATCAAAAAGAGCTGTGTCCCAAAAACCTAAAGTCTTATTGTTAGCATATCTATTTATATCGTTGATATTGTCTAAATTCCAGTCTGCTTGCATACTTGATTGAAGACCAGCCTTAGTTAATCCATTATCTGTAGACTGTGGTATTATTGCTACATGATAATTGTCAAGTAATTTTTCAAAATCTTTTCTACTTACTTTACCATTTATATAAGCAGCCATATAGCTTGCTATTATTTTTCTAGGTATAGTATGCTCGTATCTAAACGGACCTTTTATATCTGCAGCTGGAACATATCTTACTGGTGCTGCTTTAGCTATTGCTGTATTCATGCCAGCGTTAGCCATAGACATCACAATCATTGCAGCATCGTTTCTACTTACTCGCGACTGCGGATCTTTTACTAAATTTATTAAAATATCAGAAAGCTCTAATAAAAAATCTTGCTCAGCTTTAGCTTTTGAAGATATGTCGTTATAATCTAAATTAGCTTTATTTCTTATGTACGGCCCAACAGTCTGTGAGTTAGACTCTAAAAAACTTATATTATCTTGAGCTACGTCTTCATTAGATAAAAAGTTGTTTTCAAAATCACTGACGCCATCAAGTAAACCATATCTTTTATCAAGCTTTGTAACTTTTTCAGCTATTCTAGTTTTATAGTCTTCTATTTTTCTTTTGTCTCTACTTGTTCTTTTCTTTTTTGGTTTAGCTAGTAAAGCATCTAGTCTTCTTTGTGTTAAACCGACCTCTAAAATATCAACACCTCTAGCTATAAGATCTGTAGAGCCTATTTGAGAAGAAGTAGTTAAACCTCTTAAAAATCTATTAGCTTTACTTCTACCTAAAACTTTAACAAGTTCAAGAAGAGCTTTTCTACCACTAATTATTTGATCTTTATTGCTAAAGTCACCCATGCCTTCATCTAAGTCAAATATAGCTTTAGCGCTTGTTGAGGCAAACTCAGCTGTAGGTTGTGTTTGTTCGTTAAAATAATCTAACAGTGTAGTTTCGTCTGATATGCCTTGAGACTTTCTTATAACAACTACATCATCATAATCTCCTAGTATTTTGCTAATATCTTGCTTAACACCTTTTCTTTGGCCTTCAAAATTATAAGCGTTATTGCCTTTTGGATAGACAAAATCAAAAGCTTCGTCAAAGTTTACACCTGCTTGTATTCGGCTTACTAGTTGATCTAATCCATTAGCTAAATATGTTTGACCAAAAACATCTAAGTTACTTATTCTTTTACTAAATAAAGTTACATCTTGATTTGTATTTATCCTAGCTTTTAAAGCTTTAATGCCAGCTTCACCACCAATAGCTTTTTTAACTTTATCATTTTTATTGACTACAGGAAATACAGCGTCTCTAGATATATTAAAAGCTAAAGCTCTTGCTAAAGCGTTTTCTCTACCTCTTACTGAAAAGAATTCTACAAACTGATCTTCATTAATATCTGTTTTCTTTTTGTATATATTGTTTCCAGCCTCTAAGTTTTCTACTTCAAACGGTTGTATTAACCCGTCGTTAATAGCCTGCTTTATTACTTCTGGGCCTTGGTTAGTAGAAACTAAATCTGCGAATATTTTGTTTGTTTCACGTTTTTCAAACTGAACAAAAGCAGCTGTATTAACAATACGCATTATATCGTTCTTATGTTTTCGTAAAAACTGCTCTCTACCTTTAACGCCTTTACCCATCATAGACTTTATCTTTTTATAAAGAGCGTCTTCAACTTTGCTTTTAAACTTCTGCGTAAACTCAAACTTAGATATATCAGTTATATCAGATTCAATTAATATTTCTTCTACTACATTTTCTATTTCTGCAGCAAAGTTATCATCAATGCCTATAGCTTTTCTTGAGTTATATTCTGTAGCTTTCTCTAATAGAGTTTGCTTTTGTTTTTGTTTAGCTAATATAGCATCTACATCTTGATCGCTTGTTAATTCTAAAACTCGACCAGTTTCTGTTTCTGCGTCTAGCGCTACAGTTTTCATACCTAACCTTGGAAACTTACGGTCTATAATACCGTCTTTAGCCATAAGTCTAGTATTTATTAAGCCAAAAATATGTGAGTTTAAAGATCTTATGTTGCCAGACGACATGTCTTCGTCTAACCAAGATCTTACAATGTAAGGTATTCCGTTGTCGCCAGGCTGTACACCTATAGTTAACACGTCAAGTATATCATCTTTTAATAAGCCGTAGTTTGTAGCTTTGTCTCTTTTGCTTAAGTAGTTTACTTCAGAGAAAGTTCTCCATACAGGGCCTAGCGAACTTCCAAGCCAAAGTCTTGAGTCACCTAAATTGTTCCAGTCTTTAACCATTTTATTAAAAACTTCTGGCTGAGTTTCTCTTATGTTGGTTAAACCTTCAGCATCTAAAGCAAACAAGTCAGCGTTTTCTAAACCTAACATTTGTAAGCCTTCTATCAAAGCATCGTTGCTATCTTTAAATACGCCTTGTTGGTTTCTACTAGATTTTAAAGTAGACTTTTCTAGTAATACGGTAGATAAAAATTCATTACGATCAGCAAAATCTTCTTGTAATCTTTTTTTAGCAGTTTGAGTATCTTTAAGAGTAAGCGCACCTTGTTTTATTTTTGTAGCTAAACCTATTAAAAATTTAACAGCATCTTGTTCGCCTGCTAAGTCTATGTTCATGCCTTTCTTTTTAGCGCCGTCTCTAACAAAATACCCTAATAAACCAGCAAATCTACCATCATTGTTTAAGTTTATTTTACCTGCTGCAACTTCTTCAAAAAACACCGCTAGTACTTCGTAAGATAACAAATTGCCTTCAGCGTTTCTTTCTGCAAAAGTGTTAACTCGTTTAAAAGCAGATTTATTATTAACTTCAAGCCATTTCATAACTTGATCAGCCATGTCTTGATAAGCGTCAGGATCAGTTCCTAGTATATCAACAAAAACTTGATGTTTTAATTCGTGAGTTCTTATTTCAAGCCTATCATCTTTAGCCATATTTTCTATAACTACTAAAGATTTTCTACCTTGCACAGTGTTTAAATTAAGACCGTGTCCGCCGTTCTTTAAAGTCTGTATGTCTGCATCTCTTTTAGCATTTATAGCATCAGCGTTGTTTGGATCTTGCTGTATTTTAGCATCAGCTACTTTATTTAGATATTCTGTAGCTTGTTCTACAGTATTAAAATCTACTAAAGTTCTACTTAAATTAGTCCCTCTAGATCTATTTAGTTTTATATCTGCTTGTATTTGTTCAGTGTTATATATAAGCCTAGCTCTATTTTCTATCTTACTAATATCTATTTTATCTCCTTCTTGCTCTAACTGTTGCTCTGCTAAATTTTTAATTCTTTTTACGTCAGATTTATTTTTTCTTTTAGCACTATATAAAGCCCACTGATTATCAAAATCTTTAGATTTTTTAAACTCTCTTATACCTTGTTCTAAACCAATATATTCAGCTTCTAACTGTTTTAATACAACTTCTTTATTATTTATATCGCTATCATATATTTTTTGATATTCAACTCTAATTTTAGACAAGTCATTTATAGCACCTACAAATTGCTCTGATACTTGCCCATATATTTTAGTTGTTTTTAATTCAATCTCTGCTACTTCATCTATAATTTCTTTTTGAAGCTCTTCTATTCTCTGTGTATTTCTATTTTGTAAATCAACTTCAACGCCTACTACAGCATCTGGAAGTATGCCTCTACGACCTTGATTATCTATTTTTGATTGTAAAGTTAAATTAATTTGTTCTAATTTTTCAATTTCAGCATTTTTAACATCAATATTTTTAAATTGATCAGCCGTTGAATAATATCTAAGAACTTGACCTTTTATAATAGGTACACTAGCAAAAGTAGTACCAAATAAAAGACCAGAAAACATAGCATGATCTACGTTTTCCATTAAGTCAATTCCGTTTATTGCATTTTGAGTAACTATAGTTAATCCTTCACCAATACTTTCTGCGCTAGCACCAGCTACACCTACAGCTATTTCTTTAGTGTTCCACTCTCTAAACTTGTTTCTTATTATAGCTTTTGTAGCTGTACTTCTAGTTATACCTTTTAATAAAAAGTATGTAGGTAAAGATCCAAAGACTACCTCAGCACCACCGTAGCCTAGAGAAGCAAAAAACTTTTCCATATCACTGTACTCTGCTCTAATTTTAGGATCTAATTGCCTAGTAGTCATATTGTAGTATTGCTCACCAAAGCCAGACATGCCTATTATTCCAAAACCAGCTCCACCTGGAAGAGCTAACGCGGCAAATATAGGAAGCTGATTAGCTGTTTCTTGAGCTAAAAAAGTACCAAAATTTTCTAAAGAAGAAAAAGCGTCATCAAAGTCTACGTCTTTTTCAAATTTATCTCTTATTTCTTGATACCTTTGTTTTCGTTTATTAAAATCTACATAACTTAAAGCAGAAGCATGAGGATTATTCATTTGCCGTATACCGTACTGCATGTTGTCTAACAACTCAACTGTTCTAAGACCAGTAGTTGTAAAAAACTTATGTACTCCATCGTAGTTTCTTCTAAGCAAATCCATTTTTAAACCAACATCAGTTAAACCAGATATGTTATCAGATATATCCTGTTGTAACGAATTAAAATGTGATATACTAATATTATACTGCTTTTGTAGTTCATCAAATTCGTTTAGTATTCTAACAGGCACGTATCTTCCGTCTTGCAAGTACACTATAGGTTCTTCTTCTCTAGCTTCAAAATTATATTCAGTATCATTTATTTTGCTTTGAATATCTTGTAATCTTTTTAAAGCTTCACCATCTGTTAGTTCATTTTTTAAAGTGTCATAAAGTTTTATTTTAGACGAATATTTATTCGCAAACTCTTTAGCACCTCTGTCTAGTAAAAATTGATACTCTTCACTACTCTCTATTATAGCGTCAGCTACTTGCTCTCTTTGAGCTATTATATCTTTTTGTATTAACTTTTGTACTACATAATCTTGAGCTTGCTCTTCAGTAGCTTTATCACCAAGAGCTTTGCGAGCTTCAGCTAGTTCTTTTTCGTAAGGAATTGTTGTTACTGATCTTGACGTTACGCCTGTGCCAGATAACACGCCACCTGTATTACTAATTGTATTTACAATATTAGTTTGAGGCTTAAATATGTCTCTATTAGTTATTTTTCTAGGATTATCTTTGCTTTCTGGTTTATTAAAATCAAAGTTAATATTATCAATAAGATATTCGTCTTCTATACCTTGCTTATCTATTTCTTCTTCTAAACGAGCACTAAATAGTTTGTATTGAAACTCATCAGATTTAGCCTTTTCTTGATAAGCTTGTAAATCTTTTTCTGTAGATTTATTATCTATAAAAGAAGTTAATTTTTCAAATTGATCTTGCTGACGCTTAAACATGTACTCAGGTGAATTAGTATCTACCTTAGTAACTACGCCAGTTTCTGGATCAATACTAGGAGTAAGCCCTGTTAATACTTGTGGGCCTAAATTGTCAGATATTTCTACAGATTCAGTTCCGTCTGGCGCTATAGCTCTAAACCCATAGTTAGATGTTCTAAAATTAAAGTTTGGATAATACTGTTCTAAAGCTTTAACAATATCACTAGATTTTTTTTCAAAAAGACTATATCCTACTACATTTCCTTCTTTATCTTTATCTTTTAAAAAATCATGACGCTCAAACACAAACTCCGAAGAAGTATCTTCCAAGCTGGATGCCGTATCTACTTCCGACGCTACAGGGGCATCCTGCGTCGCAACGTCGAGTGTCTTTTCCACTTCTATCTTGTTTATAGAAGGATTATTAGTTAAATATTGCTCTGTTGACAGGCCTTTTTCTTTAGCTCTATTGTCAATTTGTTCTTGAGTGAACATTGTGTCTTCAAACTCGTATTCAAACATATTTTATATAATTAAGGTAGTTTTACTTCATTGATAGCATTACCAATAGTATTGCTTGTAGGATCTTGTTTTCTAGATGTATAGTAATAGTATTGCTCACTAGTTCTAGCGTAGTAGTTAATAAGCTCTTCGCGTATATATTCTCTAACTGTTTTACCATCTTGAGTTGTAGCGTCCCAGTCTTTAGTGTCAGGATCAAACAATATATCTATAGCTTCTTGAGTCATCACTAAAGGCTCACCGTCTGAAGTTATAGCAAGCTCTTTGTTTAAAAAATAAGATTTAAACTCATCGTAAAAAGAATTTTTAGTATATATATTGTAAGGCTTATCATGAATCCAAGACAATAACTCGCCATCGTTAAGCGCGTCTTCGTCGTCAGGAGCAATAAGTGTGTTCCAAAAACTTTGAGCTTCACCTTTATTAAACTCTTTTTTATCTATTATATCTTTATATATTCTTCTATGATAATCTGCTATAGTACTTGATTCGTCTACTTTTAAAAATAAATTTTTATTTAAATCATCAAATCTTACTTGCGTTGTTTGCGTCGGATCATCTAATGTAGCAACGTTAAATACAACTTGACCGTTTTCGTCTAGCTCCATGCCAGCGGTTTTACTCATCACTTGATTTAAGTAATGCATTGTAGTTTTAGAAGAGCCTTTTGAGTACAAACTTTCAGCACTACTATTGCCCCACTCTTTTTTTAAATTTTTAAGACGTGTTTGTTCTAAATTTAAGTTTTTAGTACTTTCAACTAATGAGTTTATTTCTGCCATAGTTTCTTTGTACTTCATAGAGTATGGATTGAGCTTTAACGCTGCATCTCTTTTTTCTGCTATTTTTTGTTTTAAATCAATACCAAAGTTTGTAACAGCATTTTTACCGTTCATAAAACCGTTAAAACCTTCTAAGTCTACAACTTCTGGCGAAAAGTCTTCTAACTCTTTTACAACTTTATCTCTAAGAACTCTTTGTGTAGTTCTTCTAGCTTCTATAGCAGCACCAGCTAAATCATCTATAAATTTACTAATATTTTTAGTATCTTTTCTACTACTACCTGCAGCTGCTTTTGCGGCGCCAAACAAACTTTGTTTTATTGGGCTACGCATTTTTGCGCTTGATGTTGCATTCACATTAAACAAAGGCTGTGTATTTAGTTGATAATTCATGCTAGGATCATTATCTACATTTACTTCAGCGTCACTAGGGTACATACCAGAAGTAATAGTATCTTGAGCTTCTTCTGATGTAGTATTTTTTTTGTTAGGATCAAAGCCTTCAAGTTGCTTATCAAGCTCTTCTTTATTTTTTTTCATTTCTTTAACGCTTAAACCTGCTTCTTTAGCGTCTTGTCTAAGTGCTCTACGTTGAGCAGCAGCAATAGCCATTTGATCAGCGTAAGTTTCAAATACTTTGTTAGCAGCATCGACTAAAGCGTTGTTATTACTTTCTCTTCCACCGCCAGCAGCGCGATAAGCCATATCTCTTAAACTTGGTCCTGTATTTTTTTCGTCTGCCATACTTATTTCTTTTTATTTTGTTTTTTCATTGTTGCTGGACTACCACCGCCACCAAAATATTGCATACCAGCACCAGCTACAGCACCAATACCACCCATTATCATTTCGTTAGCTTGACCCATTTGTTCTTGCTGAGCAGCTGTTTGACCCATACGCATACCTAACATAGCTTCATCTCTAGCTAACTCTCTTTGTTGACGCTGCGCTTCACCTGCAGCTCTTTGCGACTGTACACTAGCAGCACCTTGTGCAGCTGCACGTTGATTAGCAGCTTCTTGTTGACCTATACTAGCAGAAGATCTAGCTGCGTCTTGAGTAGCTTTATTAGCCATAGCTTGTGCAAGCCCTGCAATACCAGAGCCACCAGCAGCGCCTTGAAGATTACCCATAATATCTGCTTGAGCTTGTTGGCTTTGTCTAGCTTGAAACTCTGCTTGCTGCGTGTTTACTTGTAAGTCTTCAAAAGTATTTTCTAAGTTTTCGTATGGATTAGTTATTTCTTGATTTTTAAAATCTTGCATAGCACGCTTTTGTCTTTTCTTAGCATTTTTAAGCTTTTTTTTAGCATTTCTTTTTCTGCCTAAGCCTATACCTACTTGTGCTAAACCAGCTGCTGCACCTATTATTGCTACTGTTGCAAATGACATATTATTGTTTTTTAATGTATTGTTCGTATTCTTCGTAGTCTTTAGCTACGTTATATTTTTCTAGTTCTATCAAGTCTTGAGTGTTATTAGGATTTGGATGTATATTAACAAATATAGTATCTTCAAGAGCTAATATAACTCTTTTACTACCGCCGGGTGAAACTACGTAGCAAGGAGCTTCGTATTCTTCTGTTTTATTTTCTGTAGCTACGCTAATGTAACCTTCTAGTAAAAACCAAACATGTTCTCTTTTATGTATCTTACCTATAACGGCAGTGTCTTTAGGCATATACATTTGTCTAACATACACGCCGTCTGCAAAAGTATGCTCTAGCGGCGCTAGCTTATTACCAAGGCCGTTATTATCACCAGCTACAATATTTTTATCGTCAGCCGCAGATAACAAGGCTTTTTCAAGCTTTTGTATTTTACTTCGCATGGCTAATACATGTTCAGCTTTTTGTAATTTACTCATTTAATTAAATTTATATGTTTACTATTACACTTATTTGCTACTTTCAAACACTTCAGCAGATATGTTAAACAGCTCTATTTTTTCATTACTACTGTTTTCAAACTTAGTTTCTGCAAAATAACCTATTATATGAGAATTGTTTGCAGATGCTTCTTTATTAAAAAATATAAAATCACCGTCGTTTGGAAAAGATACAGTATTGTCTTGATCAACTATTATAGTGCCTCCGCTAGAAGTTCTATTTACAGCTGTTATAACACCAACTCTAACTATATTGTTATACAACAAAACAGTATCTACAGGATGTGTAGTTACGCTAGCTGGCGCGTAATATAAAATATCGTTTACTTGTACAGATCTATTTATAGATGTTGTAAATGTATATGTGCATGATACTGTTGCCATATTATAATGTTGTTAATATCCCAGGTGCTGTAACTGCAGGATCTATTTTAGTTTTTAAATGAATTAATGTTATTGCTATAGATTTTTGAGCCATAGTTAAGTCTGTTGGTGTAAATAATATTTTAACAACAAGCGCTCTATTTTTACTAGCTGCATCAACTAAAAAAGTTTGAGAAACATTAATAAAAGATGTAGCGTCAGTAGAGTCATCTGTAAATTCAGCTTGAACATTATTAAATCCTCCGAAACTTACAAATTCATCAGTAAACTTTTTATTTTGTCCTGCACAAAACACTATATTTATAATATTATTTTCATCGTTAACACCTGGCGAACCTATTAAAGTAGCTGTACTTGTTGCAGTTTCTTGAGTAGGCCCTAAACTTTTTCCATCATATACTATTTCATCATTGTTTAAAGTATAATTAGTTCCAGGTGTAAAGTTTTTAAAACTTAAAGTAGTTCCTGTAGAAACTGCATTGTTAGCAGACATTTCAAAAGTATTATTATCTGTTACACTAGCTACAGTTATACCAGCGGCTATACCTGTGCCAGAAACTCTAGAAGCTTGATTAAACTCAAAAGCTCTATTAGCAGCTAACTCAACAGTAGCGTCGTTGCTAGCAGTTGCAGTTGATCCACTTACATCTTGAGAGCTAGTTAAAAACGGATAAAATTCAGCAGCTCCAGCTTGAGTGTTATGAGCATCGTTAACTAATAAGGCTTTAATTAAAACTGTATGAGGTCTACCTTGAATAGGAGGTGCGCTTGACGTATTAGTTCCTTCACCACTAGTTGCTACAGGCTGAGTCATTCTTATATCTAGTGAGTAAGTTAAGTTAGAACTTAAAGTTCTATCTGGAAAAATAATTTTAACTTTCACTGTATTTGTAGCTGAAGCAGCTGTATCAGTATCTTCAAAAGTAACAGCTAATAAGTTGTTACTTCCAGATGTGTCATTAAGTGTTATACCATTAGTTCCATGTGTAAATGTTGTTCCTGAAGCTGCATCTGCTATTGTTCCAGCAGAACCTCCACCAATAAAAAAGTCTGCAGCAGAAACACTAGCTCCTTCAGCAGGAGTTATAGTTAAAAACGTTTCTGTTGTAACTCCATCAAAAGTTATAGTTCCATCTACACCATCGTTAGAATTTAATATATTTAATATATCAGTTTTAACAACAGAATCTATAGTATAAAAATCTGCTTGACCAACCACGTCTGTTTGACCATCATGTTCAAAAGTCATGTCAAAAAAAGTTCCTGGAGTAGTTCCTCCAGAAGTTAAAGCAGTAGAAGAAACTCTAGCTATACCTTGAACAGAGAACTCTTTAGAATCAATATTTCCTACAGCGTCTTGATTTGTTTTAGCATTTGTAAAAGACGAGTTAATACCTTTAAAATAATTAAACCATTTGCCTTCTTTTTTAATAAATTCTAAAACTTTAGCGCTTTGTAAGTCTGTTTCTACAGAAGAAACAAACCAACCATCTTTAGCAAAATTGTTATAATATTCTTGATCTGCAAAAGTTAAACTAGCACCACCACCTACTATAGTAGCTACTGCAGCTGTTAAAGTTAAAGTTGTACCACTTATTGCTTGCACTGTACCTACTTCAACACCAGTAGTTGTTAAAAATACAGTTTGACCAGTAGCAATAGCATCGTTTGAAGCTGCTAGCGTAATGCTTGTGCCACTACTTACAGCAGCGCCACTATTTAAAACTGTAACATCAGGCTTTAACACTCTTGATTGAGTACCTTCATATTTTAAATACATAAAACTTTTAACAGAACTTGGCGCACCGTTAAATATCGTAGTCACTGTGCTGTTGTAAAATCTACCTTTAACAATAAAAACACCTGTACTAATATTGCTTGTGTTAGTACTAGCTTGATCTATGGTTATAGTAGGAGCTGTTGCCGTGCCCCCAATAGCTGTAATTTTTGTACCTGCAGATATAAATCCACTATCAGTAAACTCTGCACTTGACTGTGCTGTAGAGTGAAATATTTCATCACCAACTTTTACACTTTCATCTAAAGGTCCGACAACATCTAAAATAGTATCACCAGCACTCATAGCTGCTCTAATAGTTAGTATTGATGGGTAAAATGTATTTCTATAGCTTTCAACAGAGTGTTGAAATATATTACCTTTTTTAAACGTGTAGTATTCTCCGTTTAAACTTTCGCCAGCTTCAGGTATATACGCTTTAAAACTACTCCAGCCGTTTGAAGTTTCGTTGAAAGATACGTTTTGAGCTGTTTTAGTTAACGCAGAGCTAGGTCTACTATGTATAGTTAAATCGTATTCTTGAAGTCTATCATTAAAAGAGCCTATACAAGCCACAGCGTTTTTAAGATTATCTTGAAAATAATCTCTCATGCCGTAAGCTGATATGTCTGTTAAACCGTCGTTAGAAAGCCTTAAAACTGCTCCTCTAAATTTATCTGTAAAATAAACTCTAAATCCACTAACAACTACAGACTCTGGATTTTTTGAAACACCATACTCACCGCTAAAAGGTATAGCTGTACCTAAAACAGCGGTATTAGAAGTTACATTAGTATTGCCATCTGCGTTAAATAAAGCGTTTTTATTAGCAAGAACTTTTAATATTTTATCTTCGCACATAGCTAAAACATCAGTATCTCTTGCAACTAGCTTTTGTATTCCGCCGTATATAGGATTTAAATCTTTTGTTATAGGTTCTGCGACAATAAATTGATTAAGTCTATTTACACCTGATGTAGAGTTGTATATTCCTGAAAATATCATACCATGCTCTCTTTTTTCTTCAGCATAATCAGATAAAGTTGTAGAAGCTTTAACGCCATTAGCTATAGTTGCTGCATTAAAATCGTCCCTAATTCTATTAGATTCAACGCCGTTAGCAAAAGAAAAACAGTTTGACCAATCTAAATGTATAACAGTTACTGAAGGTGATTGATTTCCACCAGTGGCTAATGGATGCGTAAAAGATTTTATGTAAAATTTAGTTACATCATCTGTGTCGTAATAATCAGTGTCGTTAGCTGGAGCTACTATTTCAGATACAACTCTAGCGCCGTTAGCTTGTACAAAATGTGCTGTTGCGCCTACAAGAGTATTTTGAAAAGTAGCTGTACCATCATTACCAGCGTCATCTTTCATAGTAATAGCCCAAGCTTGAGCAGCATGCTCGTATACTATTGTGTTAACAAATAATATATCTGCGCTATCAGAAACTTCTGTAGTAACTCCTTGTGAAGTATTACCGGCTGTAAAATCAAATAGTTCTATTTTATCACCAGGATTTACCCACTCACAAATAGTTTCGTACGTTAGCTCTATAGGAAAACATTGACTAGCTTCATAAAATAATGGTACGTCTATAGATTCACTAGGCAACACTTCAAATACCGCCGCGTCTGTTGTTACAGGGCTAGCTGCGCTAGTACTACCGCTTTTTAATTCTCCAGCTGTACCTGATAAAAGATTAGTTATATTTCTAACTTTAACAAAAAATTTACCTTCTCTTTCAGTTTGATCTGTAGCAATACCTTCTGGCGCTTCATTTTTTATTTCAAGAACTTTTATTTTATTTTCTACAGTTTTATAAGTAGTAGCGTTAGAATCTCTTCCTTTTTTAATAGACAAGTAATCACCTTCTTGAACTTTATTTCTATCAAGAGATTGAAACGCTAAATAAACAAATTGATTAGCTATAGGAGGATCGGTATCGTTTTCACCAGTTGGCGCGCCAGCAAAGTCGTATGATTTATGTAAAACTAAATTATGATATTCATTTGAGTTTTCTTTAATATAAAACTTATAATGTGTAGCCCAACTAGGCGCTTGATTTCTTATTTCAGCTCTTATCTTTATATATTGATCTGATATATCTATAGGTATATCTATTGAAGCGCTTTTGTCTAATAGTACAGGTGTTTGTCTTCCAAGATTATCTTGATATACTACACCTACTTGATATGTTCTATTTGACTTAACTGATTGTTTAGGTGTTCCAGCGGTAGGACCGGTTAAAACATGATAAGATAATCCTAACTCTGGATTTATCGATATTTCATTTCCAGAACCATCTATAGATGTTAAGTTGTAGTTTTGACTATAGTTTGCGTATATTAATCTATTAGCACTTATAGCTTGACCTTTAGCTGTTTTAGGCACACCGTCCCAAGTTCTTAATAACTGATTAGACTGTATTGCAGATCCAAATTGTTCAGATGTTATTTCTATAGACCCTCTATTTAACAACATGTTTCCTGATAATCCTGTATCTGTTGTTTCTAAAGTGTCGCTTGTAGCCCAACCAAAAGGTTGAGTCGCGCTAATTGTAGCTATATAATCTGAATCTTTGCTTAATGTTTCGTTTATAAAACCGTGAGCAGAAAACTCTGAGTCTGTAGCGTTTTCGTTTATACTAGAAGTTCCGCTGCCTAACAGTATTCTGTTGCCTCTAACAGTTCTAATGTAATATATATTAGTTGAGTTTTCTTGTTTGAAAAGTATATCAACACCAATTACATCTTTAGGTATATTTCCAGGAGCAAAATTTTGAACTTTTAAAAAAGATAAATCATTTTCCATACCTTTATTAAAAGCTTCTTTTGGATCGTAGCTGTAAGATCTAGGTAAAAAAGCTGGCTCAGAAAAAGGCGATAACGTAGAAGCTTCGCCGTCTAAATATTTATATCTATATGCAAATCTAACAAAATTATCTTTATAAAACTTTTCAGTTTCACTAGATATTCTAGTTATATTATGTGCAGCAGAAGCGTCTGAGTTTGTTCCAACTATAGAAGTAACTTCGACTAAAAGATCACCAGAAGAACTTCCAGCGTCAGGTGTTTGTATTATAACACCTCTAATACCTTTACTTTCATCGCTAGTTAATAACACACTAATTCTATCATTTACTTCAAAACCGTTAGCGGCAGCAAAAGGTATTGTAATATTTACACCTACTACAGGGTTTAAGCCATTAGCATGTAGATTTATATTACCAGTGTTAATATCTGTTATGTCACTAGTTCCTTCTATTGTACCTTGCAACTTCGGTTCGTTAAGCATGTAAAGCTTAGGCGCAAATTTAGGCGAAGGTCTCATAACTGTAACATGAGACTCTTCAATATAGTTAGGATCGTAAGTTGTATTTGAAGTATTCCATTGATCTTCCGCGCTGTTTAAATTAGCACTTTCGTTTTTAGGTATTCTAAGATGCGTAGTATTAAATATACCTCCAGGATTTATAAAATTATTACCGCCTGTAGTTCCTTTAATACATCTTTCAATGTTTATTTTTTTAGGCTCGTTTCTTCCATCAGTAAAAAAAAGCATACCATCAAAAACATCTATAGCAGTTATAATACTTGTTTCAGTTTTACTTGAATCTAAATAAGGTGTTGATGATAAAACAGATTCGTTGTTAGCGTCTGTATAAGTAGCAGCTTGACCTGTTTCAAACTTTAATACTTTAGACTTTTTAAATACTAAAACTGCTCCTGCAGCAACTTGAACATCACTTAAAACAGTGTTTATATTAGTAGTTATTTTAGCAGCGTTATTAGTAGCATGATTACCGTCTACAACTTCGACTTTCGTTACTATAACTTCTTCAGAAGCAAAAGATGAAATAACATTTTCACTCGAATCTATAGCTTCAACAGTCATACCAACTTCTATACCATTTATATCAATTGCTGTGCCATGCATATCTGAGTTGCCAGCTGTACCACCAATAACGTTGCCACTAGAGTAATGCACAAAAGCTCTTCTTACTTCGTGTATGTCTACTAGTACTGGTATTATCGATTGACCACTATATCTACGAAGTGATTCTTCAGGGGTTACTTCAAATATAGCGTCACCGCGTTCACCAGTATATATTGTGTTACCACCAGAAGCCGTGCTTTGAGTAAAGCCTACGTGATCTTTTACTAAATAATAAATTCTATCTTCTTTGTAATCTACAGTAGTTCCAACTACTTCGGCAGGTGGAAATAAAAAATCAGTACCACTACTGTTTTTAATTCCTCTGTAAAGATGCTTTGTAGAACTATCAAATTCAAACCTATTATTACCTTCGTCAGCTGCTCCGTTTAAATCTTTAAAATGCTTAGGCTTTTTAAAAGTATTGTTGTCTAAAAAGTTATTACTTAATATATTTTCAATAGCGCCGACATCAGATCCTTCTGAACTAGACACGGCAATATTCATAGCATCTCTATACTCATTAGGTGGCAATAACCTTTCATCAAGGTCTTTATTCATTTTGCCTTTAATAAAACTTCTATTTAATTCAGGCATGTATTAGTGTTTTATATGTTTAGCTTTACCTCTTAATTGTTGTACTATTTCTTGTAACTTAATATTTGATAATCTAAGCTTAGCAGTTCTTTTTGTAGCAAAAGCTTCACGTCTAAATCTTTGTATTATAAACTCAGGTACATTAGCTCTAGTAGTTAATACAGCATAAGCTATATTTTTGTACATTGCTTCTTCAGCAAACTTGTGCACTTTCATTTCAGCGTCTGTACCTAAGCTATCGCTAATATAATCTAGTATAATTGTTTGACCAGATAAATTAGAACTAAAGTGTATTTTACCTTTTTTCTCATCTATATAAAAGCTACCATTAACTTGAGCTTCACTTGGATCTATACCGTAGCGCTGACCAACAATATCATTATATATATCGTCGTCATAATCGTAATTAGCTGATTCATTTTCTGCAGGAGTTTCTCCTTTATAAGCAGTCCAAGTATCAGAGTCTGATGTTTGTATTTCATCAGTATCAAGTGTGTAACTACCGTCAGCTGCTTGAGTTATAGCATCTGGATTACTAGTGAGTCTAGTTGGATATATTACTCTTTTAATACCAGCGCTGTCAGAAAATGATACCTTAACGTAGTTAACATAATCGTGTGGTAACACCATTTGCAGAGTTGCAGGTACTTCTATTTCTTGCGCTTTAGTAGATTTAAAAACGTCAAAGCTAAATTCTTGTAATGCTCTTTGCGCATGAAAAGCTACATCAGCTCTTCTTATTTTACTTATTAATTTTTCTTCACCAACATATGCTAATATAAATTGATTTATAATATGCTCTAATGAAGTAAACTGATAATTCCCGTATTGAGTATCATCAGCTGTATTTTGAGTATTATCTGTTCCTTGATAATAATTTCCTGTTGTTCCTTCAAATAATCCCATATTATGTTACTTGTACGTTTCTATTATCTTTATCTTTACCTGCGGCTATTTGTACTAAACCTGGTTTGTTTAATAATATACCTGCAAGTTCTAGTATTTTAAATACTAATGTGTCTTCTTCAGACGGATGTAACTCAAAGTCTACTGTATTAGTTGAATCATGCAAAGGGTATTCGTTACCTCCAGCAGACTGTGGTACAACAACATAATTCCAGTAAGGTGTAGTAGGTTTAGCTATATAATTACACGTAACATTAGATGTAGAATAGTTGCCAGTAACACTAGCTGGAAAAAGCTTTATAACTGAGTTTGATTTATAAACGTATACAGGCCGAGACTCTGTAGGCTTTAACAAAGCTGTACGCTCCATCATGTGTAAGTCGTTAATCTCTACACGCTCTACTTCAACATCGTAAGTAGTACCACTTTGATTAAAAAATACTGTACCTAATCTATGTACAGCTGTAGACGTTGGAAGTGTTAATTCATTTGTATTTGCAACAGCAGACATTTGTACTTTAAACTGTTGAAACGGTGCTATTTTAGAAGCTAACGTATCTACCATATCACCGTATTCTGTAGATATACCTTTAGTTAACTGTGCTTGATCTAAATCCGCGAAGTAGTTTTCAAATATATCTAACTGAGCTTGCTCTGCAAATAAGTTAAATTCTATCGGCGTAATATAACCTCTTTGTTCTTTGTTAGCTATTGCTAAAACTTTTTGATATACTGTGTCTATACTTACTGCCATTGTTATATTTTTATAGTTAAGCAACCACCCCGTAGAGTGGCTGCTCTACTATGTGATTAATTCAATCGTTTTTCAATATTGGAGTAAATCTCCATACCTTCATCTGTTTTAAACCAAGCGGCTAAAGCAGAATATGGGTGTTCGTCAAATGGTATTGTCATAATTTTTCTATCATTTGAAGCCCACTTAAAGTAACGTTGATCGTTTGATAATTTAATTATCTTAGCTTCTACAGCTTTAATACCAAAGTTTCTAAGCTGCACGTTATCGTCTGTAGTGAGTTCTAAGAACAGTTTAGGATTTTTCTTAGCAAATAGTAACAAATCTCGTTTAAGCTCTTTAGAACTTAAGTCGTTTACTTTAGATCCTACTTCTACTCTCATAATAGCTTCAGCCATATCAATATCCATTTCTTTAGCTATCATTAAAGCTTGTACCTCAAACTCTAGCCAGTCTAATTGATCTCCAGCAACTTGTACAGGTTTATACTCGTAGTATAAAATATCTTTTTGAGGGTGATATAAAGATAAAAACTTTTGTAAAACTGTTTTTGTTTTTTCAACAAACAAAGCTCCATTTCTAAATATTACATGAGAAAGCCTTTGATCGCCTTTCATTTCATCGACAAAAGGTGTTCTTTGATTTTCACAATACTTTAGTTCTCTTTCGTAACCTTTTTTTTCGTCAAACCAGTATATATTTGAAGATCGTATTGATCTACTTAATGGTTTTTTATTACCTTTTAAATAATATACTCTATCTTTTATCTCCCATTCAGGTTTTTTAGGTTGAGGTTTTTCAATAACTACTTCTACCATTTCATTTGTAGCTTTAATTTCTGGTTGTGCTACTTCAACTTTTGGTGCAGCTTTTGCTGCGGCTTGTTTCTTTGCCATAATATAATATAATAAAAAATTAATAAAAAACTACCCCACCCGAAGGCAGGGTAGCTTAAAATGATTTACTTCATTAACATAAAGTTGTTTGCACCTTGAGTAATCAAACATCTTTCAGATAAGAAGTGAATTTGCATCGCATCTAAAGCAGATGTAGCAGCTCCAACTGAACCAGTAGTCCAAGTCTTCATTCTACGATCATCTGTTTGAGAAGCTCTGTATCGAACATGTAAGAAAGGACGCTTAAGGTTCTTTCCTAATTGCTGATCGTATACAGTAGAAGTACCAGCTGGAATAATAACTCCACGGATAGCACTAGCACCAGCAGCAGCATTAATACCACCACGAGTAGCTAAATCATTTAAATAACGGAAGTCAGACTTATAGAAGTCATAAGAACCTCTTCTAAATCCAGAGAAACCTAAATTTAACGCCATATCCTCGTCATTTTCAAATACACCGTAAGATGTACCACCAGCACCGTAAGAGTTCATTGAAGCTAACATATCGTCAAATGCTAAAGATGTAGCACGATTAACGAAAAGCATGTTTTCTTCAATAGCACCTTGCTTGTCAAATTCAGCAAGTATTGCATCAAACTCAGCTAAATCAGTAGCAGCGTTAACACCTGTAACACCAGAAGTAAGATTACCTCTACTTTCAATAGCAGCAAATAAACCTTCAGTACCTGTAGCAGCACCGTCAGAATTATGTACAGCTAAGTCAGCGTCATTAGTACCAGAAGCTCTAACACCTTCAATCATAGACATTTCTAAGTAGTCAGTAAAACGAGCTCTAGTATCAGCTTCAGCTTTTAAATACCATAAGTAGCCTGATTGTCCTTCTTCACCAGTAATTTCAACCCAACCAATACGAGATGTATCAGAACCTGATACTTCGTAGTAATCTTTTAAAATAATTGGCTTGTTAGTAAATGTTTGAAACTTAGGTTCATTAGCACCTCTTGATTCAGTTGAAGCAGCGTTAGAACCACCTGCATCAGCTAAAGCGCCAGGATAAGATACTCCTTTTCTAAATTCAGAACCATAAACTAATACAGTACAGTTATCAGTACCGTTAGCTATAACAGAATCATTAGCATCATAAGGAATAACTTCAATGAAAACAGTAGAAACTTCAGTAACAATACCTTTAAAAGTTTTACCTTCACCAGCGACAATAACAGTATCGTTAAGACGAACACCGTGATTATTGCCTGGATCTTGTCCATCAATATCGGTTAATATTTCAATCTTACAACCTAAGTTTCCAGAAATACCAGCGTCGTGGTCAATCATAGAACATTTGTAAGAAAGGTGTAATCTACCTTGTTCAGACCAAACAACCTGATCGGATGTCATAGCCTCTTCAGCTCCAATTTTTGATAAGAAACCTGAAATGGTACGAGGACCAAATACTTCAGCTTCTTTCTCCATTAGATCTGGTAGATACTGCTGAGCCCATGTTGTGTCAGTAGTACCTGTAAAATCTAGGTAATTTGAGTTTAGTGTTTGCTTTTGTGGAGCAGGAACGCTATTCAAACTACCACCTGCAGTAATTGCCATAATAAATAGTTTTTAAATTGTTAATTTCTTTTTTTAATTCTAAACGAAGGCGTATCATCACCTAAAACTCTTACTTTAATTCCACTTGTGCTTTCATTACTAAAAGACTGTCTAGCATCCATGTTTACATTTTTTGCGTTAGCGACAGAACTTTGTATAGCATCAGCTTTACCTTGTTCGTAAAAGTGTCTAGCGATAACATCTGGATTCATAGCAGCATATAAAGCTTTGTGATAACCTTCAACATCTTTAATAGTATTGTCTTTGTTTAAAAACTTATTAATAAAATTATTGATGTTACTTTGTTTTCTTGCAACTTCATTTGGATTAGGTACTTTAACATTTAATTTTTTACCATCGACATTGTATTCAAAACCTTTGAAATTGTCGTTTAAAACTTGATTAGTTTCGTTGATAAAATAATCAGAACGTTCTTTCGCTAATTGCTGTTGTGTTTCCGCGTCTTCGTTATATTGATTAAAGAACTGTATCGCTTCTTGCTGCTCGGCAGTAAGGTTTGATCCAGCTTTAATCTCATCATAATACTTAGACTTTTGCCCGTCTAAATAGGCTTTAGCCTCCGCAACCTGCTCTTTTAAGGCTATTTTCTTTTTACGTATTTCTTTTTCTTCGTCTACTTCTTCATCAAACGAAAAGTTTTCATCCATTAAAAACTGTCTTTCCTCTTCGTCTAAATGAGGTTTAGTAGATCTATAATATTCGTTGAGAGCCGTTAAGTTATCCATTTCATCGTAATTACGATTTAACTTAACATAATCTTCAACACTTCCGCCAGTATCATTTACAAAGTCAACTAGCTTTTGTATATTTTCTGGTAATGCTTGACCAGTAGCTTCAGCTTTATCTATAGCTGCGTTAGCTGCATCAACAGTGTTACTTACTTCTTCTTGGACACTTTGTTCGGCAACTTCTTCATTTGTTGCTTCGACGTTTTCTTCGCGTACTTCTTCGCTAGCTCCGGATTCGTCGCGAACAGGTACCTCATCTGTGTTTTGCTCCTGAACGGCATTTTCTAATTCATTTATTTTGTTCATATCAAGAACAATAGTTCCATCATCTTTATAAGACACTGGAGAATCTTGTTCTACTGTTTCTTCTTGTGGCTGCTCGCTTTGCGGTTGCTCGTCTTGCGGTTGCTCCACTTGTTCTTCAACAGGCTCTACGCCTTGAACTTCTTCAACGT